GCCATATCTAGGGCATAAAAATAAGAGCTACGTCTAGCTCTTGAATTTATAATTATAAAATTTTAATAACTTATTTAAATAATTCTGTATCATCAAAAATAATTGTAATTCCACTCTTGAATTTCATTTTCTTTTTACAATATCCTTTAATTCTTCTCTTTTTCATAAATCCAACCAACTTTCTTGAAAAATTCTTGATTTGTTAAATCTCTTTTTTCTACACAATTTAATATATTATATCTTTTCTTTACTTGTTTTTCAATCTGTTTATATGTTTGTTCTATAATTTTGTTGTCTAATTTAATGTTATTGCTTTTTAAGTAAAATTTATAATCGTCTGTTAATAATATCATACTATCTATTTGTTTGAATTTATTAAAAGCCTTTATGTCGGTTAAAGAAAAAGAATAATTCTCAGGGTGATTATGTATCATAATTATAGAATTATCTTTTTTAGTAAGCATCTTTAACATTGTTTTTGTGTCTAATCCAACAGTAGTTTTATTTCTTCCTTCTGTTATGTTTCCTACAAGTTCTCCTGTTTCTGAATTTAAAATACACATATTTTCATTACCATTATTTTGATAAAGCTGCATAATTTTATCTTGATACTTATTTATTCTGTATGTTTTCGTTTTATTTGAATATAATATTGGCTTTATCTTTAAGCTCTCCATTTTTTCATTTTGCTCTTGCCAATTCATTTTTTCTTTTTTATTGTTTATACTTCCTTGCTCTAACGTTAATTTCGGTTTATACTTTTTGCTCCATTGTTCATATGTCATATCTTTCGGAACCAATATGTTATTTCCATTTTCATCTCTAGCTCTTCTCTGTAATCCGTCTATCACTTCATCATCAAATACAGCTACTGTTGTACATCTATCAAAACTATGTAGTGGTGGATAGTTTTTACCGTGGTTTTCTATCCTTTACATTAAACACTTGATTATCTAACTTAGCACAATGTTCACACGTTCTCTGATCTAATGTTGCTATGTATCTATACTTTTCAATATTCAATTCTTCATACGCTAGCATTTCGCTTTCATTTGCAAAGTGATTTACCTCTGTTCTTACAAGCCTTGTTGCATTAAATAATCCAACATTCATATAATCAGCTAATTCTCTTGATAATTTTTGTATTGATTTACCTGACATTTCTTTTGCTGTTAATTGTGTTTTTAAATAATTTCCTAATTTTTCATTATTTTTCCAAATTCTTTGAGAGAAATTTGCATTATTAGTCCATTTTTCATTTAACAATAGATTTATTGTTTTATTATCTATCTGTGCAAAATTAAATCCTAATTCTGTGCCTTTTTGAATATCATATACATTATGATAATATCCTTCTTTTACTGTATCTACATATCTTATTTCTGTTATCTTTTGTTCTGTTTCTGCCAGTTCTTTTAATTTTATATTGATATTATCTTGCAACGCTTGATATCTACTAATTCTATATGAATAAGCAGGTGCATTATACTTAGCTAACATTTTCTTTTTTATATTTTCATCTTTAATATTGTTATTAATTACTTTTAGTAAGTTCTTATAATGTGTTTCTGTTTCTTTTTTGTTAAGCATTTGTTTTAATGCTTCTTTAGTCAATACATCATCTTTTGCATAGTTTTTAAATATTCTAGCAATTTCTTTGTTAATATTTTTGGTTGCTTGTTCATATGCTTCAATTAATGAATTAATTGTATTTTCTGTTCCATTTTCTAATCTTTTCATTAATTCAGTAGAACGTTTTTCCCAATAGTCATTTGGTTTTCTAGCCATAAAAAAACACCTCCTATTCGGTGTCATCATTATTATAAGGTTCAAAACCTCCAGAAGAATTAAATATTTGGCTTTGCATTTTCATATTCTCCTCTTTTTCTTCTTTTAGTCTTTGCATTTCTATATCTACATCATCCACATATGGATGCTTTTCCAACTTTGTTCTAGTACTTATTACAGTATCATTGCTTAATGTATTTACTTTTTCTGTTTCATTAAATATTCTTGACTTATTAAATTCAATTTTAAAATCAAATTCATTTACTTCTTGAGGTATTTTATTTTGCATTTTTAAATCTTGTAATACATACCACAATACTTCATATATGGCACTTGTAAGTCCACCTATTGCATCATCTGCTTTCATATCTAAATCTGTGTATAGAAATTCTAATGATACGCCACTTGGAGCTTGTCCTATTAAATCTTTATTACTTGTATCTACTGCTCTACCAAACTCATATATAAGCTCTTTTAAGCCTTTTAATAATGCTTGTCTTGCTTCATATGGAATAGGTAATAGCTTAGCATCAATTTTGCCTGCTGTATCGTTTGTTCTCGCAACTCCATTTATTTTTAGATTTTCTATAAGTGCAAGCAAGTCTTCTGCTCCATATCCATTAATTAGCCATATAATCTCTTTTAGGTCTTCTATTGTATTTACAAATCCACTGTCTATCAAATCATATGCATCTATTAATGGCTTAATTGGCTCTAAGTCTGTTGTCTTTTCTTCATTATTTTCTATTTCTATAAACGGAACTCTTCCCCAACTATGTTTTTCTGTTCTTTTTAAGTTGTTTAATGCATCATCGTATATTTCTCTATACCAGTGGCATTCAGGTCTAGGTCTCGTAACGTCTTCCAAGAATATTGTTGTATCTCCTACTTTTGTTTCTATGTAATATCTAACTTCTCTTTTATCCCAATATTCTACATATATTCTATCTTTTGCTTCTTCTCCTGTTAAATCTTGTATAGTATAAAAATGTATAAATCCAATTAAGTATGTTTGCGTTTCATTGTCATATATTGGAATACATTCTTCACTAGGTAATCTTTTTAATGTGAACTTTCCTTCAATATAATCTGGATGCAACCAACTTCTACCTTTATTGCTTGCCTCTTTTAGTCTATTTTTTATAAGCTTTTCAAAATTAGGCCCTAAAACATTCCATATCATATTGTTTATTTTCTTTTCTGCCATTTTTGTAGTTTTGTCTTTATCTCCGTCGACAGGGATATTGTATGTAATTGTTATGGGTTTACTACACGCATAAGCTTTCTTTTGATTTACTTGTTTAGGGTAAAATCCATGTGGTAAATGCTCGTCTGATTTATTTTCATTTACTTTTTTTATCTTATTTCCTGTTTTTTGGTCATATATTGTATAGGATTTTAAATCCTTTTTTAATATGTCGTTTTGATTTCTAAAATATCTTTCTCCTTCAAGCATTTTCTTTTTAATATCTGACATATTGAATTGAGTTATTAATTCTTTTATTAATTTGCTATCCATATTATCCTCCTAATTTCTCAGATATAAATCATCGCTACCGATAACGTAGTGCATCAATATAATGATTATTTTTATCTTCTGGTATGTTTAATGGGTTATCTAGTTTATCTACTTTCCATCTGTATAAACCTAATTCTTCTATTAAACCTTTACATTTTGGATCCACTATTATTTCAAATCCTTTTAGCCATTTAATCCCATGTAATACACTATCTGGACCTTTTTGTGCAGGTATTGCATTTATACATAAATTATTTAATTCTGCTATTGACTTTGGTTCAGCCGCATCTGCTTTTATTAATGCATATGGTTCTATTCTTTTCCTTAATTCGTTTGCAAGCATTTCGTTAGTCAACTCAATTGCTCCAAACTCATCAAATACTACAATTCGTTTTGCTTTCAAATCTACATTAAACTGTAAAAAAGCAGAAGGGTCTGAGCTATAACCAAAGTCCAAACCTCTTCTGACTAATTCAAATGTATTTTTATATTTTTCTGTATCTTCAATTCGCCAATTTCTAAATATAAGCCCTTTACTTATTCCTGGCATGCCTAATCCAGATGTTTTATAATCTTCATAATCTTCTTTTTTCTTTTGCTCAAATCTAGCATAGTCTTTAATATCAAGAAATTCATTTAATTTGTAATTTGTTATCATCAATAATTGCGATACTTTTTCTTTTCGTTTTTCGCCATTATAAATAAATTCTTGTTCTTCTTCTGTTATTAACTCCTGTTTTCCTTTTGTTTCAAGTGTTTCTTCATCGGGCGTTAATTTACTTGTTATTTTTTTAACAATAAAATGTTGGTCTGACCAAGGGTTTAATGTCGCTAAAGATTGATTAAAATAACCTTCTGGCATTTTACCTCTTATAGACATTCTTACTTTATCATAAGTGTCTTTCTTTTCTATTTCAAAAGCTTCTTCAAACCATACCCAACATAATACTAAATTTGGATCATCTATAGTTATTGATGCAATCTTTTGCCAATCATCTAATCCTCTAAAAAATATCTTTTGTCCTGTTATTTTATTAGTTGCCTCTAATGGACTCTTAATAAAATCCCATTCATCATATAATTTTAATTTTTTAGCTGCCCACTTTAAGTCAGCAAATACACTATCACGAATTGTCTTTTCTGTATCTCTTGTTGCTAATAAACAAGCTCGTGGATATTGCTTCAATAATTTCATCCATCTTTGTGCTGTTGTTTTAGATTTTTTGCTACTTTTAGAACCCATTAAAACTATTTCATCGCCTTTAAAGTTCCAAAATGTAGCATAGCCTTTGCCTATTTGTTCCTGAAGGCTTATTCTTTCATTACTCATTTACATCATCTACTAATTCTACTTTAGATGTTGCTGTTGCTTCTATTTTATCTATTGGTTTATATCCTGCTCTATCTAATATGTCTTTTATTGCTTGCATTTTTACATTTTCGTTTTTACTTTTTAAAAGTTTTTTTAGTTCTTGCTGTGCTTCTATTGCAAGTGAACCAAAATTTTCTTTCATTTGTTTTTGTATTTCTTCTTTAAACTCTTTATCTTTTTTCCATTTGCAAATAGTCTTTTCTGTAATGTTAATCTCCTTTGCTATTTGCTTTTGTGTTTTGTTCTCTGTAATCATTAAACTTATGCACTTTATTTGATTTTCTGTCAGCATTGGTTCACCCCTCTCAAAATTAACATTTATTAACCTTTATTTATGTTTTGATTGATGTTCATCTATTTACCTCTATATTGACGTTATTCCTATTGGTTGCTTTTTTATGTTTTTTAGAATTAATTCCTTTTGATAGTCAGATAGTTCATTCCAATCTTTATTTTCTACGTAACATACTTGTTTATCTTGTTTATATTGTCCTACTACTTCATTTATAAAATCATTACTACTTGCTACTATTTCACATACATCTTCGTTGTTAAACTCTTTTTCATCTTGATTATGTCCGTATTCAAACAACCAAACATGCATTAATTCGTGTTTTAATGTTCTAAGTATGTTTTTACTATCTTTGTTTATATAAATTATATTTTCGCTATAAATTGTAGCTCCATGTGTAAATTTATCATCTAAACAATACTTATCTTGCATATCTGCATTGCTTATTTCTTTTACTTCCCATTCTATGTTATTTATTTTAAATTTCATTTCAATACACACCTTTCTCTTATTCTATAAGGACAGTACACTTCTTTTTTATCAACATTTATAACTTGATATATTGTACAAGCTTGACATTCTTTCGGTAGCTGCTCTTTTAATTTTCTTAATTTTATTCTTTCTTCACGTTCTTCTTGTGTTTCTATCATGCTTAACACCTCTTTACAGTCCTCTAGATGACAGGTTTTGCATTTGTAATTACCTGTAGGACATACTCTATTTGTTTCTAAACACTTCATCTTCAGTTACCTCACACACTGTTTCTCCGTTTTGTATTTACTCGTATTCCATTACAGTTCTTTCTTGTACAATATTTGCACTTATCGTTTACATGTATTTTAAATTTATCTTGTATTGACATTTTCATTTGTATCAGCTCCTTTTCTATATGAACTCTATGTAATGATATATCGGTTTATATAAGGTGCTACCTTATATCGTTTGAGTTTCTGGTATCAACACAGCCTATAACCTTTAGCTTGTAAGCCGAAACTTCTTGGAAGACTAGATACATTTCTTCCCTGTGTCGGAATTAATATCGCAACCTTACGCTTCCATTGATAGTTTTTATATATCACTACATACAATTTATATTTATTAGAACTCACTAGGAAAGTTCTATGTGCCTTCTATGTTTCTCTATCCTAATAAAAGGAGGTGATATCTATATTAACTGTTACCTAGTATTAGTTAATTAGCAATAATAAAAGAGCTAGTATTTCTACTAACTCTTTTAAGTAATATTATTAATTTAAAATTTTGACACGTGGGCTTAGCCATTTCTGACTGTGTCTTGTTAGAAAAGAAGTTGCTCGAAACCTCTTTTTGTTTTTAGGTACTATTTGACCTATACTTATTATAACATGTCAAAACCGAACAAAACGAACGTTTTTAAAATTTTTTTAAATATCTATCATGTTTCATTCTGACACTGTCTTCATTATAATCTTCTCTTTTGTATCTTTCGTTCATTTCATGTGCTATTTGAATCCAGTTTTTATTGTCTAGATATCTGTGTCTAAATATTTGACGCATTTCAGAAAATGGTATTGTTTCTATGTAGTCTTCTATTTCTTGTTTTTTAATTTCTAACTTATCTTTAAACTTCTGTAGTTTAATTTCTAATACATCTATTCTAGAATCATGTACTACGCAATCAACACTATAATGTCGTTCGGTGTATGGAAATTCATCACTAGAACATATTCCTTTTGACTTTATTGTTTTTTGTTTATGTCTGCGTTCTTCAATTCGTTTTTCTAGATCTATTATTTCTTTTCTTATGTGAAATACTTCTTCTAGCTGCTTCTTTGTCATATGTACCTCCTCTACTCTTTTATTTTTAATTTAACCCCTCTAAAGGTATCTTGTCCTAATTCTTCATATTCTTCTTTTGTAACCTCCAACTGCTCTGGACATGTTCCACTTAGTTGTATTATTGTATTAATTCTTTTTTCTAATTTCTTTTGAATGTTCATATACTACACCTTACTTTCAAAATATTGTTAATCTATATAAAATTTTCCTAATTTCTTTTGTGCTATTTTCTGTAATAGCATTGCTTGGTTAACGATATATATGTTATCTGACAATTTGTCTAATTCTACTGCTACTTTATCAATATCATCAGCAACTTCTTTTTCAAGCTTATCTTTCTTCTCTATTTCTTCTTGTTGTTTTTGTATTGTGTCTTTCATTTTAAATAGAATGCTAGTATCTATGTGATGTATATGTAGTGTATATATTAGATTGTCCAATTCTTCTTTCTCTTCTTCTGTCATAAGTTATTCCTCCAATCTATAACAGTTTTGCTCATATTTTTCATGAGTTAGAATC